CAGAAACGATTCTTCAATACCCTAACGTGGGTAGTGTTGCGAGTCTCTTCATCCTCGGCCTGCCCATTACGTTCAAGACCAATAACCATATCACTAAGCTGTGCGATAGAACCAGAACCACGTAGCTGAGATAGGCTGGTAGCTGCACCCTCTTCGTGTCCTTTACTATCAGGTCGCTTGAGGTGAGACACAACAAACAAAGCAATGCCTGTCTCTTGTACTAGCATACGAAGCCTAGTCATAATCTCGTCTAACGCCTTACGCTCGTCACCACTAGCCTGTGCTGATACCACAATAGATACGTGATCCAGTACAACATACTTACAGCCTAATCCTTTAGCCATATAACGTACACGACTAATGATATTATCAACACCAGTAGAACCGAAGTGATCAAACAAGAACACACGATCAGTACCTAGTGTACGCTCGAAAGCATCTAACCTTTCCTCGTCAGTCGCCTCAGTATCAGGCAAGTGCAGAGGTTTATTAGCAGCTAAACTCATTAGAGATAAGCCAGCCTTTTTGATACTCTCTTCTAGGAAAAGGATACCTATATTCTCTTCTGTCTTACTGATGATCTGCCAGATAATCTCTCGCATGAACTGACTCTTACCTAATCCAGAGCCAGCCGTAACTGTAACGAGTTCTCCATAGCGGATACCATAAGTGAGCTTATTGATTCCGTCATACGGATAGAGACACTGTGCTGGTGCGATGGGTTTATTAACTTCGTCCCACAAGCTACTTCCTGCAACAATTCCATCGGGAACAAATCGTTCTGACGACCACCACCGATCAACAAACTCTTTAGTGCGATTGTACTTAACATAATCGTTTGCATCTTTTTCATCCTTAGTATGTTTGAATACCTTTGTCTTGCCACCAAACAACTCAGCCACTTGGTTGGCAGCTTTAGTACCAGCCTCGTCTGAATCAAAGCAGACTACAATATTTTCATAGCTATCTAGATACTCGTAACTAGCACGACAATCCTTCAATGCCCCTGCGCTGCCGTTCTTTATAGACACTACAGGATACTTACTCCCTAGCATCTGATAGGCTGACATAGCATCGTACTCACCCTCAGTGATAGTAATATACTTACCACCCTTAGTGAATAGATTCTGTCCAAACAGTACAGTATCTTGCCAAGTACCTTGAGTACGAAAGTCTTTATCAGGTGAGCGTGTCTTAGCGCCAACTAAGTACCCATCTTTATCATGATAACCGAAGTGCATAGTCTCGCCCTGTAACTGGGCCTTGTATGCCTTACATGTATCGCTTGATATGCCTCGACTAACAACACTCTTGTATTGTCCAGACAATAGACTATCTTTTAGTTTATCAAAACTACAATTTGGTTTCTTATCTACTCCCATTGTAACTACTCCATTATCTTTAGTTCTGGTTTCACACACAAAACAGTGTGACCACCCCTTATCATCAATTGATCTGCCATCACTGCTCCCACAGTCATCACACGCTACGTGCGTCTGTACAAATCCCATTCCTGTCTCCCCATAAGGATACATATTCCTTATCTGATAACATTAACTTTAGTACGTCCATCAATGCGTCTTGCACGTAGGCCGCATCCCAAGGATCTATCCCAAAGGTATCAGGTTGATCCAGTTCATTCATTAATTCTTTAAGCCGAGTCGTAGTAATGTACTCGACTTGATCCACCTCCAAAGATACTTGAAGTGTGTGATTATTTAATCCTCCCATACTGTACCTCTCTTATAAAGTTTCATTGCCATATTAAAATCACAATCAAAGCTTATCATGATTTCCCTCAGTTGTGTAATGAATAGCATCACTAACCTCCTTACGTTTATGTTTATGTAGTCTATTACCCTTACAGTACTCACAACTTCCGTGGTTCCTACAGTTAATTGATACTGACTTAGCTCCTGTCTTATCTTTTCTCTTTGTTCTACTCATGCTACCTCCTAATCATTCTACCTCGTCCATAATAGCCTGAATCAATACCTCTTGTCTAGCAGCAGCTAGTTTACTGTGTCCATACTTACACATAACCACTGCACAACCAGCTTTACCTCTATGAAGTAACTCACCACACTTTTTGTATGATACTCCTATGGCACGTAACTCTACCAACTGCCTAAGCTCTTTGGTTGACCATGAGTTATACTCCCGTTGAGCATCAGTTACTTTTGGTTCAGCTACTACCTCTCTAAATCCGTAGGGTATCTTAGGTACAAATACTATACTCATGACTCATCCTCCCTAAAGAAGTTAGCTAACACATCGTCACACATTCCATTACCTTGCATAAAACCTACTACCTCACCAGCAGCATCTCGCTTAACCATTACTGGTATACTGCGGAAGCCTAGCTCCATGATAGTGTCTCGGTGTTCCATCATATCTGTACTGCGTGGTTCATAGTTACTAATACCTAAATCAAGTAACCGATTCTTTAGGGTAACACACGCTGAACAACCCTGCCCTGTAAATAATTCAATCATTCTTCATCTCCTGCGGATAACAAATCCATTCTATTTATAGTTGGTATCTCGTCATCAAACTCATGACAACAATCATTACACGTATCTAGAAAAATACCTACTTCATATTTTCTAGTTGCCTCATAATCTGTTAACTCTGTGTCACAACAAACACACCTCATAATTATACTCCTAAAGTTTCCTAGGAAATTATTATAACATATCCCTTTACTTCTAACAAGAAACATGCTACCCTTAAAACACTTATGAGATACGAAGTAACCAACATATTAATACATATATAATTATAAATAAAAGTATCTTTCTAATTATCATCAAGAAATACTCCTTGAGTCTCTAGAGAGCTAGCTATAACAGACACTACCTCTTCAAAGAAGAACTCACACAAAGACATATGATGCTCTGCTCCTACCTCTTTACCTTCTTTAACCCAATCAAAAGTAAATACATCTAGTATACCTGTTTCTTCTTCAATACTTACCTCTGCATTCAGCACGTATGACCCTGCTTCAATACCTTTAATTATATATGTTGGCGTGTTCATGCTACGTTCCTCGTTTTTATTAGCTTCAAACCTTTAGCACCATGCATAGGATAGGCAATGACCTTTGTCTCTTTGTCCCAACATAGGCGACAATCACCACATTTACCTGCACGTTCGTAGGCTTTACATACTTCTGTCGTACTCCCTACTGGATGGGAACTATCTGGTATGATAGTGCTAGTAGTATTTCCTGCCACAAGTTCCCCTGAGATGCTATCACTGCTAAACCTAACGACAACATTACCCAATGATTCCATTTCATTTAACACCTCCAAAAACTTACCAAATTTATACATACGTGTAGGCAACCAATGGTGTACCCAAGGCGTACGCTTCATTACTTCTAGAATTTTCTTAGCTAATCGTATGTGGTATATGTCACCACTATCGAACCACCTAAAATATCTATGCGTATCTAACAGTGCTACAAATTCATCTACCCATTCTTCACGCTGCCAATCTTTAGCATTGTGCTGACGTAGTGCCTTAACACTAGGCATTTGATAGAAACCTCCAGTTGCATAGCAAGATTTACACGCATCAACTAACTGTCCATCCTTGTCTACCGAAGCAGGGCAATGATAGATTGCCTCAGTACTCCACGAATGACAAGGCACTTTACTTGGATTGCTTAACTTGATCATGATACCACCTCTCTAAGCTCCTGTAAGGCTGCTCACTGCAATTTCCTAGGAAACTTGAGCTACCCTACAGGGTGCTTTATTAATTGCTTACGGGACACTAACGTAATGCTTCAAATATAATTCAACGTGCTTAGGTGAATCATTTCGGTGGCGTTGGATTACTTGCCAACTCTCTTGGCCTCGCGTCCATACCTTATGATCATCACTCATTTGATAAGCCCAATCATGAGCCTTTAGCATTGCTTCGTATTCTTCTAATGTTTTCATTTTTATTCTCCAATTAATTTTCTAGGAAACTTTAACTATCTTATTATCTTTCATTAGTACACTAGCAAAAAACTCTCGGCCTTGTCCTGTAATATGAGGACGATTTGCCCCAACAAGCGTACCATTCGACACATATTCAGCACCAAACAAACTTGTTTCAATGTAGTTCAATTGCTCACCAACATTTTCTTTTAATACTTTTTTACTGGGGTAATTAAAAATAATCATTTCATTCTCCAATTAATTTCCTAGGAAACTAGTTCATCATAACAGATATAATTAGGATCAACGTAATCATCTGGTGGTGTTACTTCACCCATAATTCTACACTTACGCGCTAAATATACCTCATCACGCGCATGAGCCTTTTTGTGATAGTCTTTAACTTCGCACATCACAATCACCTTGTCGGTTGGATCACTAAAGTTTTCCATGTAATCCATAGCAGCTAAATAGCTAGGCAATACGTGGATACCAGATAGATAGCGTGTTCCACCACTCCCATCAATACACCATTTCTGCTCCGCCTCCAGCCAAGTATCTAAAGGAACGTGCTTGCTCCCGTCAATGCCGTGAAATAAAGTTTGGAAACAATCGTCA